GCAACCTGCGATGCGTGCGGCGATGGAAGAGTTTGCGCATAACTGCACTTTCATCATGACTTGTAACTTCAAGAATCGAATCATTGAACCGTTGCATAGTCGATGTGCAGTGATTGAATTCAAACTGCGCAAAGAAGATAAGCCGAAGATGGCGATGGCGTTCATGAAGCGTGCATCAGAAATTCTCACTGGCGAAAAGGTTCCGTTTGATAAGGCAGTACTGGCTGAAGTTGTCAAGAAGCACTTCCCAGATTATCGCCGTGTTCTAAATGAACTTCAGCGTTATTCTGTCAGCGGCAAGATTGATACTGGGATTCTGACTTCCATTGCCGATGTTTCGATCAATGAGTTGGTCAAGTCCCTCAAAGAACAAAACTTTTCAGCAATGCGCAAGTGGGTTGCTGATTTCGGTAGCGATGACCCTGCAAAGATTTATCGCAAAATCTATGACAGTCTGTATGACATTATGGATAAGTCAACGATTCCGAATGCTGTGTTGATCCTTGCGAAGTATCAATATCAATCTGCGTTTGTTGCTGACCAGGAACTGAACCTCACCGCATGTCTGACTGAGATGATGGTTGAGTGTAAATTCTCATGAGTGAGACTTTTAAAAAAGTTGTTGTTGCTGGGAAAGTTCATGATTGGTATTCAATATCAGATCATGGAACATTGATCACCCATCTAAGACCTACCCCACCAATTTCCACTGGAAAAAGTCTCATCAATAAACCAGCAATATATGACCCTTCTTATAGAAAAATATTGAAGTTCAGTGAGCGAAAACATCCAGATGGATCAGTTGCAGGTCTTTATATAAAGATGTGTTTTCCAATTGAGTTTTTTAATAACACATATTTGGAAAATGAAAGTTACTATAAAACTTCAATTGATCATCCATCTTTTAGAAAAGAAGTTTATTGTCATCAATTAGTTATGTGGGCACATAGACCCATTGACCAATTTCCCCCAGAAAAATTAAAGGATATTTGGCACCTAATCCCCGAAGAGGCTAGAGATTGGATAAGCCAGACAATTGTGATTAACCACATAACCCACGACCCATCTGATAATCGACCGTGCGTCTTAGAGTATACAACGCCTGGAGATAACACAAGAAAAGCGAAGAAATTCTACGGCGGAGATCTAGCCAATAAACAGAAAAAGATTAAAAATAAGCCAGAATCAACTACATCATTAGAACAACATTTTATTTAATATGGCTGATCTATTCAAAGAAATCATCCCTTCGATTCTCCAGACGAAGGAATATGCACTCCTAACAGAGCAGGACGAAAAGTCATATTCTGCATTCATGGTAAATCGCGCACTTTCGTACCATCGAGATACTGTTCTGGTCGCCAACGAGATGAACAAGTATCCCAACCTGGATAACAAACTCAAATACGACTTCCTCCTAAATATGATAAGAGCACAGAAACGCCCATTTAGTAAGTGGCACAAAAAGGCTCAAACAAGCGATTTGGAAGCGGTCAAGGAATATTATGGATACTCTGACGCGAAAGCGGAAGAAGCATTAAAGATTCTGGATGACGCTCAAATCAATTTGATAAAAAAACAATTATATAAGGGTTGAAACATGAGCGTTGATAAACTAATTGAAGTCACTCTTGGGCAGCAGGATGACTTTCTAAAAGTTCGCGAGACACTCACTCGCATTGGTGTAGCCGCAAAGAATGACAACATTCTATACCAATCCTGCCACATCCTCCATAAACAAGGAAAGTATTACATCGTACACTTCAAGGAACTCTTTGAATTGGACGGTAAGCCAAGCAACATTTCTGACAACGATATTCAACGCCGAAACACAATTGCCAATCTAATGGCTGAGTGGGGTTTGGTGAAACTCGTTGATCCAGAAAAGACGAAGGACAATGTTGCACCATTGAGCCAGATCAAGATTCTTCCATTCAAGGATAAGAATCAGTGGCAATTGGTTTCAAAATACACGATTGGAAAGAAAAAGAAAGAAGGATAATTTATTATGTTACAACTTGGTGTTTATGCTTTGAATAGTAAAGTGAAGTTGCCAGAATATGGTACATCACTCTCTTCTTGTTTTGATCTCTCCTTCTGTCCGACAGAAAGTATCGTTCGTGGATATAACGACAAAAACGAACAAGTAGAGCGTTTTGTAGACTTTCGCGATGGTAATCTAACCATTCTTCCTGGAGAGCGTTTACTTGTTCCAACAGGAATGGTCTTTCGTCTGAACTATCAAGTATCAATTGAAGATTTTGCAGACATTGTAAAGCATCATGATGACGACATCTCATTGCGTGACTTCTCCATCCGCTTGCATCCTCGCTCTGGACTTGCACTCAAAAGAGGCTTGATCCTAGCAAACTGTGAGGGTGTGATTGATGCTGACTATCAGCACGAAGTCTTTGTGATGCTTTACAATATTTCTAAGATTTCTGCAATCATTGGAACTGGCGACCGTATCGCGCAAGGCGAAGTCGTCTGTAACGAACCGTTTAGTTTCTATACACTCAAGGAAATGCCGCAACAGGTTTCCGAGCGTAATGGTGGATTTGGGTCAACTGGCGTAAGTAGATGAGACCAAAAGGTCTAAACAATATTGTCGTGGTTGGTGCTGGTTCTGCTGGCTGGATGACCGCACTTTATATGAAAAAAACTGTTCCTGATTGCAATGTAACTGTAATTGGTAGTAGAGAACTTGGTATCTTGGGTGCTGGTGAAGGCACAGTGCCAAGCATTATAGAATTTTTAAGATATGTAGAAATACATCCCTACGAATTACTGAGAAAATGTAAAAGCACTGTTAAAACTGGAATTAAATTTGTCAATTGGAATGGTGATGGAAATTATTACCATCATGGGTTTATAAGTGCAATCATAGACCAAAGAAAAAATAGAAAAAATATTCTTGAAGAAACACCATTCGATCAAAATTATCTTGAATTCGATAACTATGTAAGTGGCATATCCCTCAATTCATATGATTATGAATCATTATGTGCAGATTTTTTGCGAATGCCAATTCCTAAAGATAAACTGCATTTATATGATTTTAAATTAAACGCTTGGCATGTTGACGCTATAGAAATTGCTAAATTATTTGAAGAAATTGGTGTATCTAGAGGAATAAGATATATTGATGATTATGTGACATGTTTTGACCAGGATAATGATGGATACATAACTAAGATCAATATGAAAAATGGATCGATTGATTGTGATTTTATTTTTGATTGTACTGGTTTTAAAAGATTAATTATTGATAAACTGTATAATTCACAATGGACAGATTTGTCAGATCATTTGACTGTAAATCGCGCGCTACCATTTTCTCTTCCACCCAAAGAAAAATTACAAAATTATACTACAGCAACTGCGATGAATAGTGGTTGGGTTTGGGAAATCCCACTTCAACACAGAATCGGTTGTGGGTATATCTTCAATTCAAATTTCTGTGATGATGAAACTGCTAAAAAAGAATTATATGCAAAATATGGTCATGATATAGAAATCCCAAAATCATTCAATTTTAATGCTGGTTATTTTAAAGAAACTTGGATTAAGAATTGTATTGCAATTGGGTTATCAAGCGGGTTTATTGAGCCGATGGAAGCAACTTCTATATTTGGCTCAACCGTAGGTTTGTCATTCGCTGCATACTATACCATATTTTTACCTAAAGCTCCTCAGGCGATTATTGATGCATATAATGCTAAAATGAGAAGTTTAAATGGTGGGATTGCTGGCTTCATACAATTTCATTATCTCTCAAAAAGAAAAGATACAGAATTTTGGAAAGACATAACAACTCGACCATATTTGAATGACTATATTGATTTTTTCAATTATCTGAGATATTCTCCACCTAATCGCAAAGAAGATACAAAACTTTGGCCATTTAATATAAAATCCTATTCTAGAATTGGTATGGGGATAGAATTCTTTGATAAAGAACATTTTAAAAATATGTTAGGATTTTATAAAAATAAAAAGTATTTTGCTGAATCAAATAATTTGAGTAAAAAAACAATGGAGCAGCGAATAAGGTTAGATGTCGAGAGAAATATATCCCACCAAGAATTTTTAGAAATGGTCGTCGGTAAAGAACAACTCGAAGAAAACCGAAGATTGATTTTTAAATAATCTTCCTATATAATATCTGTGAGTGCCAATTTTGGGCTCACTATCTTAAACTTGCTTATTAAAGGAGTTAAAAAATGACAAATATCAGCACATTATCATCTGTAAACTATGAGCGTTATCTTCCTTCTCTCTTGGGCTTCGACAATGTCTTTGCTGCCCTCGATAACGCTGCCCATCTCGTAACCTCTGGTGCTTCTGCATTCCCACCTGTGAATGTCGTCAAGACTGGCGAATATACATTCTTGGTGGAATTGGCAGTTGCTGGTTACAAGTTGGACGAAATTGATATCACAGCAGAAAAGAACTCACTCAAAGTGACTGGCAAGAAAGCAGAAACCGATGACCGTGAATACATCACAAAGGGTATCGCTGGTCGTAGTTTCTCTCGTCAGTTTGTTCTTTCTGATACTGTTGTAGTGCGTAATGCTGAACTTGCGGATGGCATTCTTTCAATTGCATTGGAGAATGTTATCCCTGAGGAACAAAAGCCTCGTAAGATCTCAATTCATAAACCTGCGCTCGTCGCAAAGAAATAATTGAAAACAATATATTATGAAATCAAGTGAAAGTTTATCATGGGATGAATTGTTTATCCTACAGGCTACTCTGATCGCTCAGAAAAGCAAGGACCCGTCGACAAAAGTCGGCTGCGTCATTGTCAATGATGATAATGTCATTTTGTCGACGGGTTTTAATGGATTCCCAAGAGGCATTGAAGAAGATGCAGATATTCGATGGCGTAGACCTGAAAAATATAATTGGGTCGAGCACGCAGAGCGCAACGCAATTTATAATGCTGCTCGCGTTGGCGTTTCTCTAAATGGCTCGCGTGCTTATCTAAATTGGGAACCAAAGCCATGTGCCGAATGCACTCGTGCACTCATTCAGGCTGGCGTCAAAGAAGTCATTGGTCCAAACCGAGTGTTCCAAGGAAAAGGTGCAGGCAAACATTATTCAATTGATCATGCCGAAGTCATGCTTCGTGAAGCAGGAGTTAAAGTTCGTGTATTCGAATTGCCAATGGAATTGTTATGAGAATTGATCCATATCTTTTTCTACAGAATGAATTGAATACTGGTAATGTTCCTCACAGCGGAAGAAGTTTACTTGAACATCTAACAAATGTCGAGAAGATTCTAAGAATTTGTAAGTGTGATGAATCTGTTTGTTTGGCTGGATTGTATCATAGCATTTATGGAACTTCGATGTTCAGATTCCAAACTACAAATGATCGAGAACAAATAAGAGCAATCATTGGTGAAAGAGCTGAATACTTGGCTTGGATCTTTTGTAGTGCCAAAAGACCATTCTGTTGGTTATTTGGCAAAACCATCATATTACAAAATGGATCATTCATTGCAGTGGATGATCGTACACTACATGACCTTCATATGATCGAAAGCGCAAACATGATTGAACAACATGGTGGTCTCGCAGAGATTATGTCATTTGCGACTCGAAATGTATACCAAGGCATTCCAGCCGAAAATCCCGCAAACTAGTACCCAACTCCCCCCGAAAACATCTCCGCTCTCGCACC